TGTCCTCGCCTATGGCCCCCACTGGCGCGGAATTATTTTCCGCCATACCTATGCAGAACTGGATGAGATTGTAGATCGCGGCAAGCAGATATTATTCAATTTATTCCCCAACACCGAGTTTAAGGTCGGCAAAAGCATCTTCGTTATGCCGAACGGGGCCACTCTGCGCCTGCGGCATCTGGCAGAAGACAAGGACGCCGAGCATTACCAGGGTCACTCCTACCCCTGGATCGGCTTCGATGAGTTGCCCAACTGGCCCTCCGATGCAGCCTACAGGAAGCTCAAGGCATGTTTGCGCTCCGGCCATTATATACCGAATAAGAGAATCCGGGCCACCGGGAATCCGGGCGGGGTAGGCCACCAGTGGGTGCGTTCCTACTTCAAGATTCCCGGCATAGACGACCCGGATGGAGAGCTTATTAAGGATGTTGACGGGGCTCGCCTCTTTATCCGCAGCCTTGTTACTGATAACAAGATCCTCCTCAAGAATGACCCTGATTACGTTGATCGCCTGAAGGGCGTCGGCGACGAGCAGCTTGTATCGGCCTGGCTCAAGGGCGACTGGGATGCTTTTGTCGGTCAGTATTTTTCAAACTGGGAAAATATTGATGTGGAAGTAGAGTCCTTCGAGGTGCCGGACTCATGGCCCCTGTATGGGGCCCTTGACTATGGCGAGTCAAATCCAACGTCATTCGGGCTTTATACGACAGATTTTGACGGGGTTCACTACCGTATTGCGGAATATTACAAGGGCAACGCCTCGGCCTCTCAACATGCCTATGATATATCTTCGCTCATGGCCACCTGCCCCTTTATCTCGTCGGGACGCAAGCCATCGCAGATCTTTTCAGACCCGTCTATGTGGGTTAAGCGCCGACTTTCTGAGTCAGTTCAGCATTCCCCTGCTGACGTATTTGCCGACCAGGGCCTCTACCTTACCAGGGCCAATAACGACCGTGTTACCGGGTGGCGAGTTATCAATGACTTGCTGGTTAAAAAGAAGTTCAAGATGTTTAAGGGTTGGAATGACAACTTGGCGAGGACCGCTCCGGCCGCTCCCCGCTGTAACAGAAACCCGGAAGATATAGACACCCACTGCGAAGACCATGCGCTGGACGAGTTACGCTATTTCGCTATTAATGCTTATACTCCAGCACATCCGCCTTCGAGCCGCGACAGAGACCCGTTCCTCGGCGGGAATATACTCAATGTGATGACAACAAGGCGTCGCACGAAAAGGAGTAACCCATTCCATGCCCGCTGAGAGCAGTCAAGATCAAGAGCGCGAGAAGCGCAAGATTGCAAAGGCCCGGCATCATACAATGTCGGCAGAGGATATAAGCTACTGGGATAAGACTATAGATAACGCCGAGCGCATACGCGCTGACGACCACGCCCTGTGGCGGCGGCTTCTGGACGCCTATCGGCTGGAGATCGAAACGGATATGGAAAATCCGCGTAAGATCTCCCGTTTCTATCCGCTGACGCGCCAGCTTATTGCCTCTGTAGCATTTAATAACCCGCATGTCCTGATGCGGGTGGAAGACAACAACCTCCAATTTGCCACCGAAAAGCTGCAGCGCTTTGCTAACGATCTTATCGTTACCATCGACGCCAAGCGCCATGTCCAGCAGCAGATATTTGACGCTCTTTACTGCTGTATCGGCTGGCTGAAGTGCGGGGTTAACCCGCCTGGCGATGAGGATCTGGTGCCGCCCTACGTCGCCAACGACGGAATGCAGAATGGCCTCTTTTACGTTACTCGCGTATCGCCATTTAATGTTCTGGTAGATCCCCTGACGCCGCCCCACGACATCTCGCAGGCCGCCTTCATTATAGAGAAGATGATCGTGCCTACGGAGTTCGTGAAAAAGGACATACGCTTCATTAATACTGACGGCCTCTCGCCGCTGCAGGAGAGCACTGAGGTCGATCAGATGGTTGGCGAAGAGCTTGAGGGTGATACTGGGGGTGATTCTGACGAGGGGAATGGCAAGGGGCTATTCGAGGACGCCAAGCGCCTGCGCGGGATGACCATCCTCTACCAGATACACGACCGGCTTAATAAGCGCCAAATAACCTTTGCTCGTGGTAACAAGAATAAGAAGCCGATCCAGAATATAGACGCGCCCTTCCTTGCTGGCAGCGTAGAAACGCGACCTGACCCGGCAGACCCGGAGCGCCAGCTTGTTGTTCCCAACAGCTTTAAGCCTACGGGCGGTTACCTCGTTCGTAACGGCACCCCCTTTATCAGTCTTAAATTTGATCCGACGGCAGATCATATTTACGGCCTGCCTATGATGGCCTATGCCGAAGACACTCAAAAGGGCGTCGTCGAGTCAGTAACAAGGCGAGCCAACCTGCTCAAGCGGCTTACCATGCTTATCATGGGCAACCGCAGCGAGAAGGAGGAGAACGAAGAGGTCGCCGACCGCCTGGAGCGGGGAGAGGAGGGCGGCGTTGTCTGGGTAAATGATGTTAATAACGCCTTCCGGGGCATGGATTTTGGCAGCATACCACCCGATCAGCTGGGGATAGAGTCCGACT